ATTTGCACCAGTTGGGAATATTTCTAAAATTGCATTACCACCAACAGATGCAGTTATATTACCATTATTCTCAACATATACATTACTTGTACCATTGCTGATAATATCTGTATGAATAGTTCTGAATGATAAATTACCTGCTCCATCTGTGCTTATTGCAACAATTTCATTACTGTTAGGAATATTTCCATCGGAAGTTGGGTATGTTAGATTACTAGCAATAAATGTGCCACCAACTGTGGCATTGCCGTTAGTATCGATATAAACATTAGAAGAAGTATTACCAATCTTAAGTGAGGTTAGTGTACCTAAACTTGTGATATTTGGTTGATTTGCTGTGTTTACTGTACCTTCTAAATTAGCAAATACTGTGCTTGCACGAAAATTTGCATAAGTTCCGGTTACGATTTGATCAGTTTGACTAGAATTTGTTAATGCTTGAAATTCAGATGCACTAGTTTTCCAACCTAAGAAATGATTAACTGGAACAGAATTAACAAAATTATGTAAAAACAATCCACGATCTTTACCATCATATCCTAATGTGTCACCACCTGTATTACTACCGCCTATATCAATTAGAGGATCTTTAAGATTAATTGTAGTTACGTTGATGTATGTTGTACTTCCACTTACTTGTAAATTACCACTTACAGTTAGATCATTGTCAATTGTTGCACTACCACTAACTTTTAATATATTTGCAGTTAAATTACTTGTAATATTAGCATTTGCCGTTGTTAGTACGGTTCCATTAGCAGTTAAGTTAACATTACCTAAATGTATTGCGTTACCTGATATCCATAATTCTTTCCAAGCATTTGTGCTATTACCTAAGCTTACAGTTACATTACCGTTACCATCCAGCATTGGTATTAGATTACTAGTAACTAATCCACCGGTTGTGATGTTTAAGTTTCCTGCATTTACTGTGCCTGTTACATTTGCATTACCAGTTAATAATAATTCTCCGCCAATATTGCTATTATTAGATACCAGCAATGTACCATTGATATTTGCATCATTATTTACAGTTAATACATTACCTATAAAAACAGCGCCGGTAATATTTGCAATATTACCTACATACAAATCATTAACGATGTTACCAATATTAGCAACTAGATTAGCAGTTAGTGTGGCATTGGCCGTGGTGATATCACTATTTGCTAGTATTACTACTTTGGGCGTTTCGCCTACTGAAAAACCACCTACCGAGTTGAATGTTCTTATTGCCATTTTTATTATTATTCCTTGTAACTAGTTACGCTTATTTTATATGTTGTAAGACCTGATGACACAGGAGTTACGGTTAGCACTACGTTGCCAGCATTATATGCTACTTTGAAATCACCTACTCCCGGGCTTGATATCGGTATATCAATTGTCATAAATTCCATGTAACCAACATCACTCCCCAATACACCAGCAAACAATTTACTAGTTTGTCTAGTATTAGCTATTGCATCTGTTGCAACGATTGTATAATCAATTGAACTTATTGAATTTGCACGTATTGTATGTAGTATTTGATCTGCTGAATTGCTTGTAGTTGTAGTCGCTAATGCACTAGAAGTAACGACTGCTACGTTTGATCCTAATGTTATTGTATTAGCTACCAAATCACCCTTGATCTTAACCAATTGTGCTGTACTATCAAAAGTAAAGCCCGGATCAGCACTTAAATTACCATTGCTATTATAGTATACTTCAGTTGTATTTCCATGACTTGATCCTGCCAAGTAACCATGTACATTACCATATACATCACCAATGAAATTTTGTGCTGACACATTTCCACCTACACTGGCATTACCCGTAACATTTAGTTGAGTGAAGAATGCGTTGTTACTAGAAACGTTACCGTTAGCATCTATTACCTGTATTGGTGGTATGCCAATTGTATAACCTGCTAACGAATTGAATGGATCTGCTGACATGTAATTATCCCAAATTATTATTTTATATCTTATTTATCATCTTTGGTTGATATGTTCCGTGAAGATAAACAATTTTGTCATATTACAGCCAAAAAAAAGCACACAATTGTGTGCTTGATTGTATATAGAGATATATGTACATTCCAGTATTTGATGGAAGTTGTTGAGATTTTTTTATCTTAGCACAGTTTCATTTTGGCACAGATTATACCAACAATTAATAGCAACATCGGTGCAGTCATTATGGCTAAAAATTCAATCATAGTTGAGTCTCCTTTAGTATATTTATTCCTTGCAACAAAAAAGGCTCCGAAGAGCCCTTTAAGTAAACTTCCCATCCCGAGGGTAAAAAGTTTATTCCAATATTATTGGAATGTGATGTTTGACATACTGATTTCACCCAAGTAGTCAGCTGCATTACCAAATGATGATGCAGTATTTGTTAACTCAACATAACCGTAACGAGTCATAAATGATACGACTGGTTCGAATGTTGCTGGGTCTAGAACAACGCCAGAACTCATCAATGGGATGTATGGGCAATAGAATGCCGCTGCATCTGTCTCTGATGTACCTTTGTAACCAACCAATACAGGAGTACCGTCGCCAGCGTATGTATTAACGAATACACGCATAGCACCGTTCAATGTACCAACAAACTTAGTGTTTGTAGGTGCTTCGAATGTACCTTCTGTTGTACGTGCAAAAGCTGAAGTAGTTGCAGATTGCAATACTGTCAATGCTTGTGGACTTACAACTGCCCAGTTACCAGCACCACGACGTGTGCGTTGAGCGATCTTGTTAGCAACACGATTAATTAAAACCGCTAATGCCGCATGCTCATCACCTACGAATGTAGCTGTACCAGATACTGTAGCTTGATTGTATACTTCTTCAGTTGTTGCTAAAGTGTGTAGACTTAAAAGAATCTCTTGGTCGATTTCAGCAGTAATTTCTTGTGCCAAAGCTGCCATGATTTCTGCTTCAACGTCAATACCATGCTGTGATTGTGCATCTTGAGCTGCCTCAAATGTCCAACGAGCTTGTAACTTACGTGACTTAGCTTCAACAGCTTGTCTTAAGATTTGTACAGAAATTTGCTTACCGCCATTGCCTTCTAAACTTGCAGTATTAGCACCAGTATAACTAGTTGCTGTACTACCGTTTTGTGGCATTGTAGAATAAGCTTGAGCAATTTTGAATGGGCTTAATGCCTCTTCGCCTGCTGTTACACCTGTTGCGGCTGCGCTGTTGTCTGTTAAAGACTGAGCATAACGTACACGTAGTGTATGAATTTGACCAACTGGTCCTGTCATTGGCTGAACACCAACCAACTCGTTAGCGATAACTGTTGGCATGACACGACGGATAACTGGTAGAATCACACGGTTTAGTGTAGCGATATTACCTGCTGTAGTTGTACCAGCTGATGACTCAGATAGTAATGATTTTTTTGTGTTTTCTAAAATAACACCCATCGTTGATCTACGATTACCTTTTAAGCCTTCAAGTAGGGCTTCTTTGGTCTCGTCCCAACGGCTTTCTAATAGAACTTTTGACATTTTATGTTTCTCCTATATTATGTCTTTTAATTTAAAGCCCTGCCAAACGCTTAAGGTCTATAACGTTGTTGCGTTCTTCGACTTCAATGCTTTTTGTGGCAGATTTATCACCAGTTACTAATTTAATATTCTCGGAAAGAACAGCCTTTTTAGTTGTTGTTTTTTCTGATACATTATTAAGTACAGCTGGTAAATACTTATCGAAAGCATCCTGTAGACGAATTGTTTGGACACCCTCTAGTAAATCCTGCATTATAGTTGCTTTTTCAGTGTTCAATGAACCTAATAGGCCGTCCATAATCTTCTTGCGTTGATTACTTTCTTTAATAATACGAATTTCACGTTCTTTACTTTCAACCAATTGTTTAGTTTCTTTGGTTGACTTAATGGACTCAGCTAACTGAGCATCTTTTGCTTGTAATTGTTTGAACAAATTACGTGTCTCAGCTTTCTCATTTAAATGAGTAGTACTGTATTCACTTGCAAAAGATTCAAAGATTCTACGACCAAAATCGTTTTCACGAGCAGTCTTAATATCTTCTTTCAATTGGCTTAATTCACCCTTAAGATGTTTACTTACAGATTCGTTCATTCTCTTTGCACTTTCAGCAACAAAACGTGCTTTCAATGTTTCAAGTTGTTTACGACCTTCAGCAACTAACTTAACCTTTGCTTCAACTACTGCTTGTTTGTCTTGAGAGAATTCTTTAATTTCTCTTGCTAACGCTTGAACAACAAATTGTTCTAGCTTATCACGACCTTCATTTTGTAGTTTACGCTCATTACGTAATTCTTTAATTTCTTCTGATAATTTTGTTACCATAAAATTATTGAACTTTGCTGCACTTTCATGTAGCTTACGTTTTGCGACAACACGATCTTCATTCATTGCTTTTCTCTCTAGATTAAATTCTTCAATTTCTTCTGAGATACTTTCTGTAACCATTTTATCTAGGGCTTCTACCATTGTGCTTTTGTCATGTTCATAACGTTGTGCGAACTCTTCTCTTAGTTCAGCACGTACTTGTTCTTTGGCTTCATTAAGTTTTAATTCCCATGCCTCGTTTATAGCGACACTGGTTTCTTCGTTAATTAATCCACTTTCAAGTAATGGTTTGATAGCATCTAATACCATGCTTATTCCCCTTTGTTGATTTTAAGATCCTTAATCAGACGAACCACTTCGTCTTTTAGGTATCTTTGTACTTTTCTGTCACTCTGTGCATCTTTTGACATATCTAATACTCTATGACCATGTCTCATATTCATAAGACCTTCATAAATTGCTTTAGGATAAGCATTTGGTGCGCTTGGTTGAGCAACAATATCCACAGTGACTATTTCAAAGTCACTTACACGGCCACTACCATCATCAACGTTGCCGCTGCCTCTGCTAGATACGCCTAGTTTCACACCACTCTCCAACATAGTAGACACTAACTGTCCCATTGGAGTTGGTAAAATTTTCAACTTGCCGAATCCGTTTGCACCATCCATCCACATAGATGTAATCATATGTGATACACGGTCCAAATTGATTTTTAAATCATCAGGGTGATCTACTTCACCCAAAACAGAATAACCTGTTGTAATTTGTTCATTTAGAGTATTGACGGCTGATTCGATTTCAGAAACAGGATAAACACGCTCATTGGCGTTTTTTACCCCACCTTGAATAAAGATGCCTTTCATGTAAAGGCTTTTCTTATCACCTTCACTTACGCTTTCGACCACCATACTTGCGCGGTCGAAAGTTAAATGCTCTTTTAGATACAATGCCATTACTTAAGGCTCTTATTTCTTAATGATTTTCTTAGTAGTCTTTTTAGACTCTAATACTGATTTTGTATTTTGACCGTCATCACCTGGTTTTGCTTTTGGAGCTGGTGTTAAGTCTTGTCCTTTTTGTCCTGGAGCATTTTTATATGTTCCTGGGATCGCTTTAGGAGCTGCTACCGTACCGCCTTTAGCTTCTCCGCCAGTTGCTGATACTGCTTTTGCGCCGTTACCAGGAACCTTTGGTCCGCTACTTACGATTGATTTTGTGTTTTGACCGTTGTCGCCATGTGTTACAGAAACTTTTTGTAGTTGTACTGCTTCCATCATTTCTTCATCGCTCTCTTCACCAGACATTTCTTCTTCTCCGCCAAAGTCTTCTTCACCTTCTTCGTCACCCATGTCTGATTCGTCATGGCCCATCATCTCTTCAAATTCAGCCATTAATTCATCTAATTTGTCTTCTAGGTCAACTACACGGTCTTCAAGATTTTCTTCTTCGCCCATGCCTTCTTCGTCACCCAAACCATCTTCGTCACTAACTTCAATGTCAGCAAACTCGTCTTCTTCTTCAGTCATGCCCTCTTCTTCAGCACTGATTTCACCTAATAGGCTATCAACTGTGTCATGACCTTCATCCATTTCTTCTTCTTCATTAGACATGTCAAAACCTTCTTCTACGGTTTCTTCTTCTTCGTCATCCATCATTGATTCATAAATCTCACGTGATTTTTCTACAACGATATCATGAAATAAAGCTCTTGCTTTGTCTTCGTCTTCATTGATGATCAAATCAATTAGTTGTTCAAATTTTTTGTTATCCATTGTTTTTTCTCCTATTAGGTTTAATGGCTCTGTAATATTTACTTAGTGCTTATCACACAAAAGTATCAATTAACTACTGTTTTTTTGCGTTTTTGTTAGGAATAAGGGGTATTTCTATTATAAGCCCGGTGCAGAAGATTCGACCGGTGTATATTGTTTGCGAATCTTTTTTAGATTCTGTGCTTTTTCAAAGTTACGAACATCATTCATTTTTCGTAATTTATTGATTTGCCTCAATGTTAATTTAGTTTTTCTAAATTCTTTCCACTTAGGTTTACTGTTGTCAGCACCAACATCTTGAAAACCTTCTATAGGTTGATCATACATTTCAAATAATTTCATAAAAGTATTTATCTTTTAACCCGGGGGAGCTGGAGCTGCGGCTCCACTTATGCCTGATGGAGCTGCTACCGGTGGACCAATATCTGCTGGAACTTGATCAGGAGCCATTTCATTTTCATCTGGTATCTCATCAATTGCCTCAGTATCAGTTTCTAAATCACCATTACTAATACCGATACTACGTAAATCACTACCACTGGCTTCACTATCTTCTGGTTTTTCACGCTCTTCTAACCATAATCTTTGATTCTCTGCGATCTCTTCTTCGGTCAATCCCAAGAATCGAGTCATTGCAAATCGTTTACTCATATAAGGAAACGCTTCCATTGATGTAAAAACACTTACTCGGGCATTATCTAATTCACTTTGTCTGTATGCAGCAAAGTTCTGTGGTGCATTAAACTTGATATCAAATAAACCGCTATCAATGTTAAGACCGCGCCAACGCATAAACAACTTAAACTCATCATTTAACTTTTGGCTAATGTATTTTTGCAATCTTTCACAATATTGATTAAAACGAAACTCTTGGATCATTGCTGTGCCAACACGACCATCACTTAATGGTGTAGGTGAATCTTCTGGGCCAGTTGGTAAATAACTACTTGGTACTCGCAATCCACGTGCTAATCTGTTATTAAAATAACGCAAATCATCAATCTCACCTAAGTTTTGTCCACCGGGCAATACATCAACTGAACTTCCACGACCATCAGCAGTAACTGGAAAGAAATAATCTTCATTAATACTCATTGGATTATATGAAGCATCTAAACTGCTTTGCCCACCCTGAATACTTGGGATTCTTCGTTGATGAATCTCATTTTTAATTCTGTCAACAAAAGCCATAGCCATATGACTTGGCATGTTACCTACATCAATCTTAAATACTCTACGCTCAGGTGCTCTTTGTATACGATATATCAAAATAGCATCTTCAAGCAATTCTTTTTGTTTATATACTTTGAAAATGTTCTCAAGTACTGATTGACCAAACGGCCAATATCTGTCTAAACCTTCAGTTAAACTTAAATGCACAACATGTTTAGCATCAATCGCAGCTTCGTTTAATCCTAATGTGAAACGACTACCTGTAGTACCATATGGCTCATTTGGTACTGTATAGCTATATGGTGCGCTATATCCTGCTGTCGGGGGTTGTGCTTGAAAATCAGTTGTTGTTTTTTCAGCTATGCTTAAATTTTGTAAATTTGGATTAATATCTTTGATAACATATTGTTCAGGCTTTTTACCTTCACTTTCATTAACAATAACTTTAGTAACTTTAGTCATATCAACCCAGTAAAGCTTAAAGTTTTCTGGATCTCTCACAAATACTTGATCTCCGTACTTGATTGAATTACGA